TTATTATTATGGTCGTTGCCTATCGCAAGTATTGGAACTCTCCTTATCGTCGTTGAGAATTAACTATGAATCAAGATTATCTCACTGATGCTGAATATGCTCAGCAAAAGCAACAAGAATACAAACGCAAGAAACTGCGTGAAGTTGTAAAGAACAATGCCAAATCTGCCCGAGGATTTGGTTATGAATACAAACCGATTCAATTCCCTGCACAATGATCGGTCGCATTCTTGGTACTGGAGCAGGTGTACTTTTGATCCTGCTCGTTCTACTTTCAAGAGGTCTTCCTGTCTTGTTCTTTATCAAGATGCTGCCTCTCATTCTTATTCTAATTGTAGGAGTAGCATTGATATATGCTGGTCTTACTTCTGACTGATTTCTGTTCCTTACTCCCTAACTAAACTATGTCTACTGGCAAAATTGTTCTTGGTGTTGGTGGTGTTCTCGTTGCCCTGATCTTTACTGCAGGACAATTCACCACGATTAACACTGGTGAGAATGGTCTCTATGTGGGATTCGATGGTAAAGTGAATAATGAAGTGCTGACTCCTGGTATCAAGTATGACGGATTTGGTACGATCAAAGTATTCAACACTCGTAAGATTACGGTTCAGTCTAATGATCTGACTCCGAAGACCAAAGATAACACCATCATGAAAGATATGGATGTGGTTGTTACTTACAGTCTCACACCTTCGAGTCTTTATGACTTCTACACTGGGTACGATATGTCGAACCACGGTGTCAGTGAGAATGGTCAGATTGAACTGATGGCAAGTTTCATCAAACGACTGATTACCTCTGCTGTGAACCAATCGGTTGACGAATATCCTGCTCTGGAAGTGAACAGCAGTCTGGATAAGATTCAGGATACTATCAAGAATAACCTGAATCTGTCTCTGGAAAAGAACAACCTCGCAGGTAAGATTCAGATCGAATCTGTTGTGGTTGTGAAGGCAGATCTCCCTGCTGATCTAGTTGCTGCTGTGAATCGTGTGGTTACTGCACAGTCCGCAGAACAGGAGCAGATTGTTAAGAACCGTACTGCTGAACTGAAAGCAAACGAGAACAAATCTCTTGCTTCGACTATCACTCCACAGTATCTTGAGTATCAACGCAACGAAATTATGCGTGAGGCATTTAAGAATGGTGGCATCGAAAAGATGATCATTGTTAATGGTTCTTCGATGAACTTCCTGCCTGGTGGTATGACTGGTAAGTGATTATGAAATGTCGTATCGTAAAACGCAATACCAGTGGTTGTGGTGATGTCAGTAGGTTTGATTGGTATTACGCTCAACGCAACATCTTTGGTGTGTGGATTGACCTTCGCCATCATCCTTTCATTTCAACATATGATTCATATGATATGCACTTGAATACAGTTGAGCGTTGGTTGGATGATTACATCAATGGTCACAATCCTAAGACTGAAGAAGTAGTTAAGGAGTACGAGTAAAATTAATTAACTTGAGGAGAATTACTATGGCAACTTGTAGTGTAAAAGTCAAAGATCTCAAACAAAAATATCCTGAGTTTGAGACTGATCTTCTAATGAAATGGAGGAACATCATCAAAGAAGCACTAGCAGGTCAAATTGCTAGGTGTCCAAATAGTAAAAGTCTGAGAGGAGTTAAGAACATTGTCAAGCGACATTGGCCCTCGTTCACTGATAGTGAAGCAACCAAAGTTGTTGACATGATTTCTAATCGTTTTATCAGCAACAAATTGCTCCCAGATTGGGATGCTTATCGAGCAAAACTTCCGAACATTTTCCCTGAAACTATCGTAGGTCAGTTGGCATTTACTGAAAATGAAGATGGAAATTATTCCATGTCTCAAGTAGTAAAACCAGCGTCAGATGATGTCTGTGTTGTTATCATTCAAGGATCAAAGTTAAATGCTCAGTTCACAGATGTTCCACAAGATACTGCATACTCAATTCTTTCTGAACTATCCAAATCACTTGCATAAGCAACACTGATCAATGGGGGGTTGACTTCCCCCTTTTTTTGTGCCATACTTAAATCATGAAAAACACACACCTCGAACATCCCGAAGATTCTGTGCTGCTGGGCAAGCAATCTGTGCAGAATGTTATCAACTTCCTCCGTGATCGTAATTCTAATGTCACTGTGAAATGGGACGGTGCTCCTGCTATTGTGTTTGGCACGAATCCTGAGAATGGTAAGTTCTTTGTTGGTACTAAAAGTGTATTCAACAAGGTGAAAGTTAAGATCAATTATACTCATGCTGACATCGAGAAGTATCATGGCACGAACCAGAAAGTCGCCGCAATCCTTCACACTTGTCTCGAAACTCTTCCGAGGTTGGAAGGCATTTATCAAGGTGATTTTATTGGTTTTGGTGGTACGAATCAGTTTACTCCCAATACTATCACTTACACTTTCGATTCCATTCCCGATTCTGCTTCTATTGTGTTTGCTTGTCATACTTCTTATCATGGCGATACGATGAAGACTCTGCAAGCAAGTTTCAGTGTGCCAGAGTATCTCAAGCACAATTTCATGTCTACCTATTTTGTAAATACTGATGCAGTTGTTGCCTCCCGTCGTCGTAGAGTTGATTACATTCTTGGTCTTGCAAGTGTGGTTAGCAATTTTGTTAAGTACCCTGATGCAAAAGAAGTAGCAAAACTGCAGATCTTGATTAACAAGTGCATTCGTGATAATCGTCCTGTTGATGCTATCGACGGCAACCTATTGCTGCTGTTCAATCTCATCACCAAGGCAAAGGAGATGATTATGGAAGGTCTGAAATCTGTTGAGGTTGTTGACACTATCATCGACCTTGGTGTTGACTACGAAGCAGTCAATCATGAGGGTTTCGTTATGTCTAACAAGCATGGTGCTTACAAGTTAGTCAAACGGCAGAAGTTCTCGTTCTATAACTTTACTTTGCCTAAGCACTGGTGAACGATAAGCAACTCTGATCGTTGAGGGGTTGACTTTGGCACCGATCCACCCTATCATTACAAAGTAATCGAAACAAAGCACATGTGGGACGAAATCATGGACATGCCTGGTGAGATCTTCGATCTCGACATTGATGATCGTGATATGATGCCTCTTGATATGCAAGATGACATCGAAAAGGAAGATCCTCTGCTGGACTGATCAATCTAACTGAGAACAAATGACTATCATCAATTACCTCAATCTCACCCAAGAAGAAGAGAATTGTATCATGCTGCTGCTCACTGAGGCACGGCAACTTGGATACCCTAGCAAGAAAGAACCATGGTATCCTGTAATTGATAGTATTGTGAGCAAATATACCAAACGAAAGTATCGCAATCAAACCCGATGACTGACAAAGCACGAATCATCTCCAGTTTTGTACTATGTTTCGCATATGTAATCACCTTATATGTTGATGAGGTGATTGGTGCTCGTTTATACCTTGCAGGCAACATCCTGGCGCTCCCCTACATGGTTCAGAATAAGTGTTGGGACATTGTTGCACTTCTGGCGTTCTTCATTGTTGTAGGTCTTCCTAAGGCAATCTCATGAAATTGTTATTTCACAAGGCCCCCGAAGGTTATCACTATGAACGCACAGATTTCAAGGCAAATGTATCTGCAATCTGGATTGTTAATGATAACCACTTTAACTATTGTGGGTGCTCTGGCGTTAAGTCTATCTGGGGATTCTACAACACCAAGACCAAACAATTCCACGCACCAGTTAATAGTAAGACAGTGGGTAGTGTAGTGGATCTGAATAAAACTACTGCCTACAGTGCGATGCAAAGATTGAAAGATAAGCTAACCGAATCAGTCTGATAAGCAGAACTGATCGAAAACCCCTTGACTTCTGGCGTCTGATCCTTTATTGTATTCACATACCAATCAAATCGTTATGCAACTCCGTCCTCATCAATCGCGTGCTCTCGATGCAATGAATCAGCACAAGATTGGTCAGATCATTGTGCCTACTGGTGGTGGCAAGACTCTTATCATGATCATGAATCTGCTGCAGCGTTTTGTGCAGAATCCTGGTCAGGTTGCTGTTGTTGTGGCACCCCGAATCCTGCTGGCAGAGCAACTCTCCGCAGAGTTTCTGGAGTTTATCACCAGTGCAAATGTGTTGCATGTTCATAGTGGTGAAACGCACCACACTAAGACTACCAACTCCGAAAAGATTGCGGATTGGGTTGTGCAACATGCGGACACTAATCGTATCATCTTCACCACCTATCATTCTCTCGGTCGTGTTGTTGATGCTGGTGTGAATGTCGATGTGGCATACTTCGACGAGGCACACAATTCCACTCAGAAAAAGCACTTCATTGCGGTTGCTGCTACTTCGATGACCGCAGATAGCAAGTATTTCTTTACTGCTACTCCCAAACATCACAGCAATCCTAATGCTAACGGCATGAACAATGTTGGTATCTACGGCAAGATCATTGAGACTGTTCGTGCTCAAGAACTGATCGACGGTGGTTGCATCATTCCTCCGCAAGTTTCGACCTACAAAGTAGACATCACCCGCGATAAGCGTACTGCTGCTGAGGCAGACCGCAACATGATTGTGGACATTCTCGATAGTCTGGAGCAGGAGAATCCCAAGGTTCTCGTAGCTGCTCCCAGCACCAAAGTTATGTGGAATATGCTCACTAACTCCGACATCCTTAAGGAACTCGAAGAGCGTGGATTTGGCATCCTTCACATCACTTCTAAGCACGGTGCCTATGTTAATCGTACCAAGGTGAATCGTGAGAAGTTCTTTGACACTCTGACCGAGTGGGGCAAAGATCCTAGCAAGAAGTTTGTGCTCCTTCACTATAGCATTCTGTCCGAAGGTATCAACGTTCCTGGTCTCACCACCTGCATCATGTTGCGTCAAATGCCCATCATCGAGATGGCACAGACTGTAGGACGTGTTATCCGTATGGACAAAGATGATGCCAAGGATATTGCTACTGGCAAGATTCCTGCTGGTGCATGTCATCTGTATCGCAAGCAGTTTGGTAGTGTAGTTGTGCCAGTGTTCACCAACTACGGTAGTGCTATTGCCAAGCGATTGCAGGGTGTTGTCGATACCATCTTCGTGCAAGGTCTCCCTGCTATCTCCACCATGACTCGGTGAGTTCTTTATACTTTCGATTTTTTCTGCTCTGGGATTGTGGGGGACGCACACTAGCACCCCCACCCCAGAATCGTCAATTTTTCGGGTTTTGACCCCAGTGGTGGCAAGGGATCTCAGGCAAGACGCACCCGAGACTGAGAGGCATCCTATCAGCAGCAGCATTTCAGATCCCATCTCAGTCGCATGAGACTCAACCAATTTTCCGTTTTGTATCACCACGAACTAGACAGGGCACCTGATCCGTGCCATACTAATCACATCAAACGAAACGAAACGAATGCGAATCGATGTCCTCTGTCCTTCTGCTCCCTGGGAGAACACTACTACCGATCTCGATAGTGCATACGATCTCGCATACAATCTGTCTGAAGAGTATTACTGTGATGTGACTCTTCGTTATAACGAGACTGGCATTATCTTCACCGTTGTTTCTAACTACTGAATCATGACCTATAAAGAACTCCTGCAACAACTGCAACAACTTTCTGAAGATCAACTGAATCAGGATGTTGCTATTTGCTCTGAAGATGAACCTGATGAGTATTATCAAGCAAGTGTAGAATTAGTGTATTCCACTCAAGAATGTGAGGTTCTTGATTTAGACCATCCTATCATTCGTTTCTGATCATGAAAAACTATCGTGTTCGTGTTGAGACTAACGATGGATGTTGTACCATTTGGTATGAAAAATCCAATGCAAAGACCGCAGACAAATTGATCCTCAATCGTGTCTACAATCAACTCTGTGGGTTGAACATTAAAGAAATCGAAGTTACTCCTTCTGTCTGAATCATGAATCTGTATATCATCAACAACGTCCTGTCTGATTACACCTCTGGAATGTGTGTAATTGCTGCTGAGTCTAAAGAATCTGCCCGTGAGTTCTTTATCAAAGAGTTCAGTGAGTATCATGCTGATGAGTTCGATAAGTATGCACACTTTACGATCATCGAAGACGTGAATCATCCTGCTGGTATTGTAGACTATGTGTACGGTGGTGGTTGATGACTCTAGAGTTTTTACTTGCTGCCATCCTATCAGCAAAGCAAGCAAATACGATCCCGAATCCTGAATATGTGGATCGGTATTGTGCCATGCTAGTTGGTATCCCATACGCATCTGACAACTTTGATGATAACGAATGGGAGCAATTTAAGGTATGCAGAGAAGTTATGG